TGAAGAAGACCTCGAAGAAGTTGACCCAGAGGAGTGTCCATCATTTGAGAGATACACAGGACAAGACCCCATTTTTAATCAAATGAATGAGGCGTGTGACCGTTGGGAGACGTGGATACCCCAAAGCCCGGTAGAAGAGATGTTAAAAAATGCTATTAATAGTAATGAGTACATCTGAGCCTGAGGGGTGGACACTCTCAGAATATAAGTCATTTAAAATTACAGGTGACGAGGATTCGGGGAGTAGCACTGATGGAGATTCCGACGATGAAGAGGAACAAATCTTCGCCAGGTCCCAAGTTGTCAGGCGACCCAAGTATAAAAAATTAGTCGAAAGGGAGGAACTACTTCCAGAGTAAATTATTTTCGAAACCTATAATATAAAACTCACAATGGACTCTGCTCTTAAGACCGTCAACCTCGTGACCCAAGAACTCGAAACCCAATCCCTCAACTCGATCGTTGCGGGCTTCAGCTTCGCCGCGGCGATGAGCTGGATGGACTTGGTCCGCTGGGTGATCCAACAACTCATCAAGGTGCCAAAGAACGGTGGTACCCAGTACACGCTCACCGCGATCTTGACCACCTTGTTGTCCATTGCTGTCTACATGGTCGTCTCCGGTATCTCGACCCGTGTGTCCAAGCCAGCGCAACCAGTCTTCGCGATTACTCGCTAAGTTTTGGTTTTCGTCGCACGAGGGACATCAGGACAATACCCACAAGTACAATTATACCAATAGAAAGATACTCTTTCCATTTATAAGCATTCACTTCACCCTCAGGGATGCTTATTGATGGCGCGTCCACCCCCTCCTCCTTGGGGATGGGAACCTTGGGAAGACTTTCCAATTTATCCGTAGACCCTGTAATTTCAAATTTCAAAATGTGATCCTGATGTCTGAAATCATATGGAATGAGACGCCCGTGACTCATATAGAAGAACTCAATGTGTATATCACTTATGTACTTTTGTGGTCCACTATAAAACTCATGCTTGAGTGGGTCATCTGCACCGTGATAGTTTATAACATCGGAGCCATTGAGAAGAATGTGTCCTGTATAGAATGGTGTTGTCGAATACACAGATTTTGTGAATTCATCAGACCCAGATGTAAGTTTCATAATGAGAGAATTTGGTCCATCCAAATTGATGGCACCCGAGGTCAACGTATAGTTTGAGGACGACTGATTCTGAGATGAAAAGCCCATCACCTGGTGTGGTGTCGTGAGTGCTATATTACTTGAGTATCCTTGGGTTCCATCAAAGAACTCAAACGTAAAGTTTCCACCACTCGTTGTATTTGAAAACGTCAGTGCATCTGTATCGGTATCAAAGACCACGGAGTCGACATTTGAAATAGGTGGTTGTAATTTGACATCCAAATCACTCGCGAGAATCGTACCATTTGAATAATTTGTTTCGTCGAGACTAATAGTCACACCATCAACACTGAACGACTTGTTCGTCGCGCATGTCGTCAATTGAGGCGTCGGAATACGAGCAGATACGAGGGTTATATTGGTCACATTGTATATAGGATTCTTTAGCGTTACAGTATAGGCATTCGCGTATGGGTACACATGTGTATCTCTCTCTCCGCTATCTATATCAAGGGTATGAACCTTCATTAAAATACAGGTACAATATTTTAATGATTGTTTTTGTCTATGTTCTGGGTATTCTATTTAGGACAGGCTGTGCGCCAATGGGTTATTGTAGAGTTGATTCTTCGCAATGTCCAAGTTTCTAGAGTTGGGGTTCTCGTTACCCTTGTAGGCGTTGAACTGGTGGAATGGCTTCTGTTGGTAGTTTTGAGTCCATCCCCCATTCGCGGCGTTAATACGACCATCAATGCGTGTGGTATCTGAGCGTACTGCGGTGAGACGACCACCTTGCTTGAGGGCGCTCTCTCGCACATTCATACGACCTGGGTTACCCATACGGTTCGCCTTACCTCTACGGTCTTCTGGACGGAAACCATACTTCATCAACTCCTCGTTATTCTTAGACGTAATTTGAGACGCCGCGCTGTTCGTGTACGCACCACGGAAGTTGGTGATACCTGGCGCTGGTTGGTTGTAGTAGCTGTACTGTGCATCATTGCGGTCACCCTTGAAGCGCGTTGGGTCCTGAGACACCGTCTGGGCTGAGACAAAACGCTTTGCACCGTTGAAACCAAGGCCATCCGCGCGTTGACCCGTCTCTGCACGATTGGTCGTGCGCATCGTCTTCTGGTGACTTTGTCTTGGGATAGCCCCAGACATACCTTGGGCACGTCCCGCCATCGCTGGGAGTCGAGATGGAAGGTGTGCTGTAGTCTCAGGCTTATTGTGCGTCAACTGACCAACCACAGCGCCACGACCCCCAGTGATATCCATAGCTGGACCTGAGCGTCCTGGGAGTGTGGTGAGACGGTACTCCCCAACATTCACTGGATTCACACGGAACATCTGCTGGTAACCACCAATGGCTGGGGTATCCGCACTCACACCCAAACCTGGACCAACCATTTGCTTCTCAATTGGGGACAAGTTGTTCATACGACCCGCATCATACATACGGTTACGCATACTCAAGATTTCCTGACCACCACTTCTCTGTTGCTTACCAATATCAGCAAAGCTTCCCATCTCCATCTTGTGTGGAACTTCAACACGTGATTCAAATTGATGTTCTTCAAAAACTGGAGCTTCTTCAAATTGTTGTTGTTGCTGTGGCTGAGATGATGGCGCCATAACCTTTGGTGGTTCGGATTTAGCACTTAAATTCCGACCGGTGTAGATCAGACCCGCGATAGCCATTAATGAAATGGGATCAGCCATTCTTATTTCTTATTAACATTTTTATTAGCGTATCTTTGTTCGAAAAGTCCATTCTGGAGTTCGGCACGGGTACTCGATGGTTCATACGTCATCGTGCGAATTGGTAACTTACACTCCATATTATTCAATGGGAACAAGTTACGTTCATAGGTGGGCACGATAGTCTTATTGAACTTGGATGTGGACTGTGGTCTGAGTTGATCGGAGACATCAATGAATTGCGCTGGGGAACCCTTACCTGCCATGTATGGAGCCGTACCATACAACATCGTGTTTGGTCGGCAATCACCACAGTTGAGGCTACTGGGCTGAGGGTACACAAAAATTTCTTCGGTGGCCTTCACTGATGGGAGAGCCCCAGAATTTTGAATTATCGCGAGGCCAGGTTGAAGCTGATACGCCATTTATTATTACATAAGAATATTTATTATCTAAGCAGTCCCATTTCCCCCACCAAACATTCCACCACGTTTGTCGCCATCATAGCCGATTCCACCAAATGCCTCGAGTTGGACACCACGGGCATTTGGGCTACAGACACCCCCATCACTCTTACACATTGGTCCATTTTTGGGGCCATAGCACCACTCCGCAAAAGCAGTTTGGTCGCCTGGAATCTTAGAAACCGCGGTAGTCACAAACTGACGCGCCGCCGCATTGCGCTGATACTCGGGCATTGCAGACCGAGAACGCCCAGCGTCATAGGGGATGCGGTCATCAAGGAAGCTCTTGACGAAGGGCTTCACCGTGGGGTAATAACACGCCTCAAGACGGTTTGGGGCGTCGGTGTAATCCGTAATAAGAACATTCCCCATTGGGTTGTCCATCGTTGGCATCTGACACCCTGCAATATCTCCACTGGTAGCGATACCATACGTCTCCTTTATCATTTTTGATTTATACATCACATAAAGAACAGCCAAAACAGTAGCACCTAAAACAAAAATACGGGGATCACGACGTGTAAGGTAAATAATACAACACGCATAAATGATAAATCTCGAAGCGGCATTAATTCTATCTTCTGGGGTCTGGTCCTTATTGGGCCAAAACTGTGAAACCTGATCGGCACGTGTAAGTTGCTGAGGATCGTCAAACCAAGCCTGCATTTAATATAGCTCGAGGTTTATTTTTTTGGAAGACCACCAAGCATACTCCCCATCATCTTCATCAATGCATCTTGGTCAATCTCACCACCCTCCGTCTGCATCTTATCGGCACAATCCTTCGCGATACTCTCAATGAGACTGAGGGTCTCCGCTGGAATCGCCGTAATCGTCGTACCAAGCATATACAGGGTTTGAAGATACTGCCAGGTCGCAGCCTTCGTATTAGGCGTCATCTTTGACCAATACTTCTTAATGTTGAGCTCCTTGAGAAATTCAATATTTTCAATTTCGTTGAGAAGGAAATTCTCATCCTTCGCAGAAATCTTATCCGCATAGGGACTCACACCTTTCATAAATCCATCCACAATGAGACGTGGGTTCGTGGTTTTCAATAATTCAAAGGATGTTAACATCTTCTTAATTCCGGTTTCATCTGGAAAAGTCTTGTGCAATTCCACAAGAAATTGGGAGAGCATGTCGTTGAATGCAGAGACAGACGCCATTTTCTTATACATAGTACTAAATCTTTAAGTTTAGAAAGGGTCCATAGAGATAGCCTCTTTCTGACCGAGACCTTGGGACACAATGAAATACACGAGGATCGCATTGAGAACAGCTGGCTTGGTATATTTGTTCAACTCCAACTTGCCTTCATTGTTGAGTTGAGCCTTTGCGTGAATGTACACCGCGGTGATACCACCTGCGATGAGGGCGGCGCTCACTGGATCTCTGAGATAATCGGATAACTCCATTTAATTATACGCAGTTTTTTTTGTACGCTGTTCTGGTGCGTCACCAAAGAAAAGACCTTCGTCCTGTTCCTCCACCGCCTGGGGTGCTTCTGCTTCTGCTTCCGCTTCTGGTTCTGGGGCTCTCACACCTGGGACAGTCTTGAATTCATTTTCAAGTCCAGTGGGTTGGAGGGGCTCTTCGTCCATACCCATCACAGGTTGCTCTTCTTCGGGGAAAGGTTCCATCTCTGGTTGGGGTTCTGGGTATTCCTGAGCGCCATCGTAGACATCTGGGTCTGGGGTATCTTGAACCTCACCATCGAGGTCAATATCACGACTCTCTTGGGACATATACGTTTGAAGAATTTGTTGTACTGGGATGAGTTCCTTAATCGTAGTCTCGATGCACATAGTGAAACGCTTCGTCAATTGTTCATCGCGCATATATTCACTTTGTTCTTCGTGGAAGACATAGGGGTCCTTGTAGAGGTCTTTGGCCACGTTATTGTAGCACGTTTGAATGAACACTTCATTCGTGGGGAGCTTGAGGGAAATCTTCTTGTTATCCGACTTGAGACGGACAGCCGAAAGAATCTTGGTACACGCAACAAACACGGCAGCCAAGAGGTCATTGAACCACGCACATCGGTCCGCAATGTTATCCGAGTGTCGCTTGGACATCGCATTCGACCAATTTGGAACTTCCTTGAGGAGCTTTTGGAACATAATGAGAGTCTTTCGCCCGTTTGAAAGCTTGGAGGCTTCATCATACATATCCTGGAAAACTTCAATCATAGGTGGACACATAATGAGACACAATTGTCCCATATACTCTTTCTTAGCTTCTACGAGCACATTGAGGTTCTCCATTTATGATTAAGAGGTTTTTTAAAAAATCATCTACTACGCACTTCTCCTGTATTTGTTCGCCATCTTCTTGAGGTTCATAAGGTTTGGGAAATCATCATCCACAACTTTCTCCTTCTCCTTCTTTTTCTTGGGTATCTGCCAGGTCACATATACATCATAGTCACCTATGAGTTGGACTTGAAAACCACCCAATGTAAACTGTCTCGCAACGTAACGAGCCGCTGCATTCCTATCAAAGACTGGGTATCCCACCAGATAACTTGGAACTGTAAGAAATACCTGTTTGTGCCCCAATTCTACACACTGCTTAATCTTTCGAGAAAACTGTTCGTACACTCTCGTATAGATTTCCTTACGAATCTGTTTTCTCTTCTCATCAATTTTAGTGACGTCATTGATGCTGATCATTATATTGAGCGCAACTTATTTTTAGCCATTTCTAACTCACCTTGAGTTGGTATAGCCTTTTCCTTCACAATATCATACTTAACAAATTCTTGACCTGAAACACCCTCAACAAATGGCGAGACATCGGACACGGTTTGAACATCAAGAGGTTGCGAACGAAGAGATACCAACTTGATTGTGGACCCCTTCACTTCAAAGGACGCAACAACAGAGAAACCAAACGCAAAGCCGTTGTTCTTTACCGTCATAAACATACATTCATAGAGATCGTGATCGTCACCTGTGTACTTTTTGACGGAGGTGGTCTCAATAATGTATGTACAGAGACCGGTACGCTTCGCAATTTCTTGGTTCGCTTGGAGGACAAACTCTTGCATCATATTATTGTCCACATTCACTTCCGCCTGAGTGTATTTGGAGATATCTGGTCTGGCGTCGTCGAAACGAATAGACCCCGTTGGCTTCTTGTGCCCTGAAAACCCAAACATCTCTGTGAATGGTTCTCGGTTGGTGGTCAACAACAGGACAATCATAAGAAGGACAGCCGTTAAAAGGAACTTCATCTTTACTACTATGCGTTAATTTTTTTTTACAAATTACCGGTATACATATTAGATGTCTCTACTGATATATAGCCCCAGGTGCAAACATTCTATGGAAGTCATCGAGTATATCAACCGACAACCACAGCTCAAACAATTGGTGGGGTTTCACAATGTAAACACACAGGGTATTCCACCTGCGTATCGGAATAAGATTAATAGAGTTCCAACGATGCTCACGAAGAATGGAAAAATTCTTGTCGGTAATGAAATCAAGAATTGGCTCGACTCACTGCTTCCCAACAAAGAGGTCTCCAACTGGGGATTTGGTGGGGCGTGTTCAATGACGACACTTGACGGTGACGATAATGATGCCGACATATTCGCTCTTGATAATTATGGACAGTCCCTCCAACCCGCAATGACTCGGGAACTTGAAGAAAAGATAAGTCGTGACGTCAGTAAGGGTATCGCGTACAACGATAGCGTTTAAAGATTTAACGCGTGTTATGTATTAGTTATGAGATTAGTTACAATCCAAGCTTCGGCTTTTAAATCCACATTTGAGGTACTCAAGGATATTCTCAACGATGTGAATATCTACTTTCGTCCACAGGGGATGTACATCGTCACGCTGGATACAGCGAGAACATCTCTTATCGATATGTTTTTAGCCGCCGATAACTTTGAAGAGTACTCGTGTGAACACGAGGAAATTATTGCGGGTATCAATATTTCAAACACGTTCAAACTTTTGAAGACAATTACAAATAATGATGTACTCACGATTGAAATTAATTCAAAGGAGTGTATGGATATTGAAATCACAAGTGAAGCAAAAAAGACAAGCACCAAGTTTCAACTCAAACTTCTTGATATTAATGAAAGCCGTATTGAAGTTCCAGATGTTACAATGACCAGTGTGACGACACTCCCGTCTGCGGACTTTCAACGATTGTGCCGAGATATGTCCAACATTGGGACGGATATTCAAATCACGCGTGTCGGAAAAGAACTTCGTCTCAAGTGTGAGGGCGACTTTGCAAACCAGGAGACTTCAATTGAATGCCCAGAGGAGAGCCAAGAAATTACGGGCCTCTATTCCCTCAGATATCTGAATATATTTACAAAGGCGACGAGTATGTGTTCGTCTGTGCAAATTATGCAGGAAGATGGGAATAGGTTCTTAATTCTAAAGTATAATGTGGCTGATTTGGGGGAACTCAAGTTCTATCTCGCAACTAAGGTATCCGAAGATGAGTTGTAGAGTCCTCAAGGGTCAGTACAGTCTTCTTCATACCTAGAGTATTTGAAAGTACTATCTTGGGATATTTGGTCGCAAGTGTGTCTTTCGTGTAATACAAAAATTCCTTTAATGGTACGTCCTCCCCGTGAAAATCATTATGTGGTCCCGCGTATCGTTTCACCTTTTCAGTAATGTTTACTTTGGGTTTATCATCGTGATCCACAATCCAAGCACTACTCAAAGGGATACTAAACGTCATATCCCCACCCTTGTTTGAACCTGGTATGAAGTTTATATCATTTGATAGAGCCTTGTACACTTTACCACCGTACCAGTATTTGACCCGAATGACGAGTTTTTTAACATTTTGTGGTACAATTGTATGTCGAAACGACTTACCTGTGACGACTGTATGAAATTCATCAAGTATCCCATCCCAATCTTTACTTTCCTCGGCCCAAAAGTCATCTTCAATCCGATACTTCATCCTGTAATCAATCGTGTATTCCAACTCTTCGGATAGTACAGAATAGTCGGCTGGAGTAGTTAACTTTTTATACAAATAAAGAACGCTACTTAAAAGTTTGAACAACATTCTTAACTATAATGGAGGGAAACTTTTTAAGTAGGTATAACAATAAAGTTGATAATTGGAACACACTTATTGAAACCGACCCCACCAATAAAAGAAGGTACGAGGCTGAGATGTCTGAATATATAATTAGATGTATGCCGTATATGAATCAGTATGCTGATGAAACTGAAGAGAAGACAAATACAGATAATATATTCAACGTCAAAGAGACAGTTGGTCTTCAAAGGAAAGATATCTTCACCGATTATCTCGTGGAGGTCGAGAGGCAAAATATCAACAGACCTATACAGAGCATAAAAGACCAGTGTAGGACGTGTTCGTCGAGTAACGTCATACATATTCAAGACACGAGTGAACTTGTATGTGACGCGTGTGGGATAGTACTCGCATGTCTTATTAGTGAGGAATTGACGTATAGAGAGGAACAGGAGACTTCAGAGAAAGTTGTAAACTATAGCTACAAACGGGAGAACCACTTTAATGAATGGCTCAGTCAATTTCAAGCCCAAGAAATGACGACAATACCCGATGAAGTTATGGAACAGTTGAGGTCCGAACTGAAGAAGATGAAGATTAAGAAGTTGGACGAGATTACACACGCAAAGATTAGGGGACTTCTCAAAAAGTTGAGACTTAATAAATATTATGAACATGTACCCTATATTACAAATATTTTGAATGGTATCAAAGCCCCAAATATGCCACCAGAGTTGGAAGAGAGACTCCGTATTATGTTCAAGGATATTCAAAAACCATTTGACAAGAATTGTCCATCGGAACGGAAGAACTTTCTCAGTTACTCCTACGTACTCTATAAGTTTTGTGAACTCTTGGGGGAGGATGACTATCTTAAATATTTTCCTCTTCTCAAGTCCAAAGAGAAACTGTATCAACAAGATGTTATATGGAAGTTGATATGTCAGGACTTACAGTGGGAATTTATACCCACGATTTAAAGAGTATGGTACACATTCCTATAATGGAGTGTCCAAACTTTGATGTCTGCCACAAAAAGAAGGACCCGAGACTAAAAGTGTGCAGTCCTTGTTTTTGGAGATTCAAAAATGAAATTTTAGAATTTGGGGAACGTGAGTGTCTCATGTGTTCTACGACACACAGGTGTGTAAAGTTTAGAAAGTGTGCACATTTTGTATGTCTCTCATGTTTTGGCAAAGGTGTACAATGCCCCACGTGTACTTAAAGATGCGGGTATATCTCTATCAAATGGATGAGTACACACAATTTGTACTTGATGAAGCTAAGTTTCATATGAATGCCGCGAGAGAACTATTAACCGAAAGTATCAAAGACCCCGTGAAGCACTACAGAGAGACCAAGAAGTTTCACGCGACATTGGCAAAGTTATTTCCATTTATGGTTCTATTACAATCTTTCGTACCTCCACTTCCCGATTTGGAAACGGAGGATAATTTATCAGATACGCAGTCTTCAATGACATCAGATTCAGATAGTTATGCGCCTGCAACTCCGCCGCATCATTGAGGGTCTTGATGGTTTTGAATTCCAAGACTATCTCATTATTTATGATTATGTCCGCTCTCAAGTTACCAATGACGTGTCCCTCAAATGGAATGGGGACAATACGCTCAGATTCATAGGAGATACCTTCACGTCGTAGAAGGACTTCCATCGCGTTATGATATACTCTCTCACTGTACCCAGGTCCCAGTTGAGAATATATCTGCTCAGCCAATGCTCGAACGTCAATCATACTTTACTTATAGGTTGAAACTTTAACCCAACTTTGCATTTGGGAATCCATCAAATATGTATAAAGAGTTTGGTTCAATATAAAATATGGATATTCGTAATTGTGATGGTATTGAATTACTACATTCACTTGACGATGGTTCAATTGACTTAGTTTTGACGGACCCACCATATATTATATCACATGAGACGGGTATGAATAAATTACGAGATGCTATTGATAGCGGTAAAGATCTTTCAAAAACGGAAGAGCAGTGGAATGAGTACACATTAAAAAATAACGTGGACGCACCCAATGCCAAAGAGAATTATATGAAATATGGTACAATTCATGGTACTAAATATAGCGTCAAAACAAACTATGGTGCTTGGGATGAAAACTTTACAATGGAAAAGTTAGACGAGTTTATACAGTTATATTACAAGAAATTGCGAGATGGTGGTACGTGTATTATATTTTTTGATCTATGGAAGTTATCTCACCTCAAGGAACTCATGGAAAAGCACAAGTTCAAGCAATTACGTTTTATTGAGTGGATCAAAACAAATCCACAACCTATAAACTCACGTGTCAATTACCTCACAAACTCACGGGAAATAGCTATATTAGGTGTTAAAAAGGGAAAACCAACATTTAACGGTGAATATGATAATGGTATATATAAGTTTCCTATACAAAGTGGTAAAGATAGATTTCATCCAACTCAGAAAAATATTAAGTTATTCGAGGAACTCATTAAGAAACATTCAAATGAAGGTGATCTTATAGTTGATACATTTCTTGGTGGCGGAACAACGGCAACCGCAGCTAAAAATACTGGTCGTCGATGCATTGCCAGTGAGATTTCAACCGAGTATTATGATAAATACACATCCTAAGTGGAGTGGTTTAGATGTAAAAGTAAAATGAATCCACGCGAGAGGTTTAGTAAAGCCCTCAAAGAATTGTGTGATGTATGTCGCGAAGAAGGATGGGGTGATCCCTTGAATTATGGTAGATCCCGTGAGATTGACATGGCTATTAAATTGGGTCATACTGTGTCTAATACCCTAGCTGGCGCCGATGCCTATGATCGATTTGAAAATCCAGTAGAATATAAAACTACAACTGGTGACACCATCAAAGGTACGTATAATGGTATTAGTGTTCATGATTCTTGGGAAAAACAAGAAAAATACCTACGCGAAGAAAAAATTGGGAAATATAAGGAACATTACTTCGCGCGGTATAGGGGTGACGTTATTCTTGAGTGCTGGAAATTAACTGGTGAACAGGTACTGGACTACCTTATTCCCAAACTCAAGATTAGTTATGAATCCAAGGCACACCGAAAGGATCCTCGATTGGGTGCACAAATCCCAGCTGAAATAATTCGAACCGGAGAAATAATAGATATTTAATATATGGCTACATACGCCCAACCCACCTGTGAATTCGTATACCGCGTGTCTTCTCTCGAAAAAGTTGTCGATGGTGATACCATTGATGTTACCATTGACCTTGGCTTCGATGTCTGTACTCGTCAACGGGTGCGTCTTTTAGGTATTGATACCCCCGAGTCCCGCACATCAGACCCAGAAGAGAAAAAGTTTGGTCTCCTCGCCAAGGAAAAACTCAAGGAATGGTGTATGAAGGCGGTGGCATCAGAGAAGGATGATATCGAGATTGAATTGAGATGTCCAGAAAAGGATTCTCGGGGTAAGTTTGGGCGCATCCTCGCAGAGGTCTGGGTCTCCGAGGGTGGTCAATGGACGAATGTAAATAAGTGGTTATGTGACGAAGCCTACGCTGTGCCATACTCTGGTCAAAATAAGAGTGCGGTCGAGGCACTCCACGAATCAAATCGGTCTAAGTTGAGAGTCAGAGGTGAAGTTGTCTAAACATCGTAAGGGTACTTGTGCACCCATAGATTACAAATCCATTTTTCACCAGACTTTACAGGGCGACCCCCATGTAAAGCCTTGGACGTCATGAGCTCATAGTTGTCGAGTGTATGGAAAAAGAGCGCGTCACCAGCCTTCAACTTGTACTTCTTGTTCAAGTTGGGGAACTCCGTTTCACCCTCCTCATAGTCATCATTGAGGGCCAATATCACAG